TGAGCCGTGGCCCGGTGCTTGTGGTATCTACCACCCGATGCTGAGCGAAGCTCTGGTCAAGTTCCAAGCTGAGACCATGATGGAGACGTTCCCGGCTGCAGGGCCGGTGAAAACCGAGATTATCGGTAAGGAAACGTCCGAGAAGAAAGACGCCGCTCGGCGCGTCCAAGACGACATGAACTACCAGTTGACCGACGTGATGGTCGAGTATCGTCCAGAACACGAGCGGATGCTGTGGGGTCTGGGACTCGCGGGTAACGCGTTCAAGAAGGTGTACTACGACCCGTCACTGGGTCGTCAGGCTGCAATGTACGTACCCGCCGAGGACGTCGTTGTACCTTATGGCGCGTCCAGTTTGGAAGTTTCTGGACGCGTCACCCATGTGATGCGGAAGACCCCGAACGAGATGGCCAAGCTGCAGGCCGCTGGGTTCTACCGTGACGTCGAGCTTGAAGACCCCGTTGATAGCCTTGATGAGATCGAGAAGGCTATTGCCGAGAAGATGGGCTTCCGCGCATCGACCGATGACCGCTACAAGCTGCTTGAAATGCAGGTCGATTTGGTCCTGCCTGACGACAAGTTTGCCAAGGACGAGGCCGAAGCTGAGATTGCTGTTCCGTACATCGTCACTCTGGAAAAGGGTACGAGTACAATCCTCGCCATCCGCCGAAACTGGGACCCCGATGATGAACTCAAGAAAAAGCGCAATCATTTCGTCCATTACGGATACATTCCGGGATTTGGCTTCTATGCTTTTGGCCTTATCCATCTTATTGGTGCTTTTGCTAAGTCTGGTACCAGTATTATTCGTCAGCTTGTTGATGCTGGTACTCTGTCAAATCTACCGGGTGGGTTTAAAACTAAGGGGCTGAGAGTTAAAGGCGACGACACGCCTATCGCTCCGGCTGAGTGGCGTGACGTGGATGTGGCGTCGGGTACGATGCGCGACAACATCATGCCGCTACCGTATAAAGAGCCTAGCCAAGTCCTGTATTCGCTCCTCAACACCATCGTAGAGGAAGGCCGTCGCTTCGCTGGCGCTGCTGATATGAAGATCAGCGATATGTCGGCCAATGCCCCGGTGGGTACGACGCTGGCTATCCTTGAGCGCACGCTCAAGACCATGTCGGCTGTGCAGGCGCGCATCCACTACTCGATGAAGCAGGAGTTCAAGCTCCTCAAGGGCATCATCCGGGATTACACACCCACTTCTTACTCGTACGAGCCGGAAGAGGGCGGTCGTCGGGCTAAGCAGGCCGACTATGACATGGTCACGGTCATCCCCGTGTCGGACCCCAACGCTGCCACCATGGCGCAGAAGATCGTGCAGTACCAAGCTGTGCTGCAGTTGGCGCAGGGTGCCCCGCAGATTTACGACATGCCGTACCTGCACCGCCAGATGCTGGACGTGCTGGGTATCAAGAACGCCCAGAAGCTCGTCCCGCTGAAGGACGACGAGGATATGAAGCCGCGTGACCCGGTGTCCGAGAACATGGACGTCATCAACGGGAAGCCAGTTAAGGCGTTCATTTATCAGGATCATGAGGCTCACATCACGGTGCACATGGCCGCGATGCAGGACCCCAAGATGGCCCAGTTGATGGGTCAGAACCCCAACGCCCAGATGATGCAGGCTGCCATGCAGGCGCACATTAACGAGCATTTGGCGTTCTCGTACCGCAAGCAGATCGAAGAGCAGGCAGGTGTCCCGATGCCGCCGCCCAATGCAGAGATGTCGCCCGACATCGAGCTTCAGGTCTCGCGTCTGGCTGCTGCAGCAGCCCAGCAGCTTCTGAAGAAGAACCAAGCCGAAGCCCAGCAGCAACAGAACCAACAGACGCAGCAGGACCCCATCGTCCAGATGCAGATGGAGGAGCTTAAGATTAAGCAGGGTGAGCTTGAGCTTAAGAAGCAGAAGATGGCCATTGACGCCATGGAGAAGAACGACCGCATCGAGCTTGAGGAGAAGCGCATCGCGGCTCAGGCCGAGATCGCAGGTATGCAGGTTGGTGCCAAAATGGCCACTGATAAGGCCAGTATGTCGGCTCAACAGCAAGAAGCAGGGCTTCGGATGGGCATCGAGGTGGCGCGCAGCCAGATGGAGATTATGCGCCGCCCAAGTGTAACCCAGAACAATACTTCCCAAGGGCAAACTGAGGAATAACAATGAGCATTGACTTGCTAAAGTACCTCTCAAACAAGGTACAAGAAGAGCTTAAAATCATCGAGTTGGACACGGCCATGGGTAAGGCCAAAGACTTCGGTGATTATAAGTACGCCTGCGGCATTTATCGCGGTTTGCTGATGGCGAATAACCTCCTCATGGAAACCGCGCAACGAATGGAACAAGATAATGACTGAGATTATTGGCGCGCCCAAACCCGCGCTTGTTAACCTCCACGGCAAACCTATCGTTAGAACCCCCGCAGAACCGGAAGTTCCGGTTGCAGATCGAGCCACGCAGCTTCCCGACCCTTCCGGCTACCGCATCCTGTGCGCTATCCCTGAAGTGGAAGAAAAGACCGCTGGCGGCCTGTTCAAAGCCGACGAAACCAAGAAGTTTGAGGAGCTTACCACCCCGGTACTGTTCGTCGTCAAGCTTGGTCCTGACGCTTATGCAGACGAGCGCAAGTTCCCGTCCGGTGCTTGGTGCAAGGAAGGCGACTTCATCCTCACGCGCCCCCATGCGGGTAGTCGTGTGAAAATTCATGGCCGCGAGTTCCGTCTCATCAATGATGACTCGGTCGAAGCGGTCGTTGAAGACCCCCGTGGGATCGCTCGCGGGTAAAAACGGGCAACCGTACAAAGGAGATGAGTGATGGCTACACAGCCAAGTGACGACGACATCCAGTGGGAAGTCGAGGACGACGCAGATAAGCCGAGTATTGAGGTTGAAGACGATACCCCGGAGGCCGACCGAGGTCGTGCGCCTATGCCGGAGGAGATCGTCAAGGAACTGGAGGCCGACGAACTCGAAGAGTACTCCGACAAGGTCAAAACCCGCCTCAAGCAGATGAAGAAGGTCTGGCACGATGAGCGCCGCGAGAAGGAGCGGTATCAGCGTGAGAACAACGAGGCTCTGGCCGCTGCCCGTGCAGCGCTGGAAGAGAACCGCAAGCTGAAAGCTTCGCTCTCTGAAGGTGAGCAGACTCTTGTTGGCAGCTTCAAGCAGTCGGCTGAGCTTGAGCTTCAAGATGCCCGCCGTGCTTATAAAGATGCGTACGAAGCAGGTGACTCTGATCGCGTTATTGAGGCGCAGGAGAAGCTTAACGCCGTGCAATATAAGCTTCAGCAGCTTGCAGGCTATAGACCTACTTTACAAGCCCCAGAAGAAGAGGTACAAACCCCTCAACAGCAGGTCCAAGCTCCTACGTTGGACTCCAAAACGACTGCGTGGCAAGAGCGCAATACGTGGTGGGGGGTTGACCCGGAGATGACGGCCTCTGCTCTTGGGCTTCACCAGAAGCTGGAGAGGGAACGTGGCTCGCAGTTTGTGGGCACCGACGAATACTGGCAGACCATCGACAAAACGATGAGTCGGCGCTTCCCCGAGTACTTCGGGGAGTCAGAGAAGCAAGTTTCGGATACTCCGAAGCCCAAATCTGCGCCCGTGGTTGCACCAGCTTCCCGCAGCACATCCTCCAAAAAGATCGTGTTGAAACAGTCCCAGCTTACAATCGCTAAGAAACTGGGTCTCACCCCTGAGCAATATGCTCGGGAAGTTATGAAGATGGAGCGTTAATCATGGCACAGAGTAAGCTTTTGGATGACTTGAATGAGGTCGATGTGGCGCGTGCGCCCCGTCAAAGTCGTGAACAGGCAGAGCGCCCGAAGGTTTGGCAACCAGCTTCAACGCTGCCCGAACCGGACAAGCAGCCGGGATATGCGTACCGTTGGGTGCGTGTTTCCACGCTCGGCCAGAACGATGCTCGTAACATCTCTGCCGCCCTCCGCGAAGGTTGGGAACCGGTGAAGATCGAAGAGCAACCGCAGTTTAAGTTCATGGTGGACCCGGACAGCCGCTTCAAAGACAACATCGAAGTCGCAGGTTTGTTGCTGTGCAAGGTACCGTCTGAGTTTATGGATCAGCGTCGAGAGCACTTCGAGCAAAAGACCCATGCTCAGAACGAGTCCGTGGATAACAACTTCATGCGAGAGAATGACCCGAGGATGCCGCTCTTCAAGGAGCGAAACACCAAAACGTCATTTGGTTCAGGCAGATAAGCTAGGAGCTTAGAAATGGCATACCCCACGCTTGATGGTCCGTACGGACTCATCCCAATTAACCTGATCGGTGGTCAGGTCTTTGCCAGTGCTACGCGTCAAATCCCGATTGCTACCAACTCCTCGACGGCCATCTATTTCGGTGACGTCGTGACGCTGGCCAGCACCGGTACCCTTGCGCTGGATACTGGTACGAACGCGGCCACTCCGGTGGGCGTTTTCCTTGGTTGCACCTACACGGACCCGTCCTTTGGTCGGACCTTCCGTCAGTTCTACCCCGGTACCACGAACATCACCGACGTCGTTGCATACGTGCAGGACGACCCGGACTGCTTGTTCAAGGTTGCCGTGGTGTCGAGCGGTACCACCATTAGCTTTGTCACTCGTGCAAACGTCGGTGAAAACGCTGTGCTGGTTCAGAACACCGGTAACACCATCACCGGTGACTCGCGTGTTGCTGTCAGCAGCACCACGGGTACGACCTCGACGTTCCCAATCCGCATCATTGATGTCATTCCTGAAACCCAGTCGTCCGCAGGTTCCTTCACGGAAGTTGTGGTCAAGTGGAACCAAGGTATGCACCGCTACCTCAACCCAACCGGCGTGTAAGGGGAGTCTAACACATGGCAATTTCACGCGCACAGCTCCTCAAAGAGCTTCTCCCCGGTCTGAACGCCCTGTTCGGTCTGGAATATGCACGCTACGGCGAAGAGCATAAGGAAATCTTCGAAACGGAGACTTCTGAGCGTTCGTTCGAAGAAGAAACCAAGCTGTCGGGCTTCTCGGCTGCTCCGGTTAAGAACGAAGGTTCGGCCATTGCATACGACAACGGTCAGGAAGTCTTCACTGCTCGCTACACCCACGAAACGATTGCCCTCGGGTTCTCGCTGACTGAAGAAGCGATTGAAGACAACCTGTATGACAGCCTGTCGGCTCGTTATACCAAGGCCCTCGCCCGTGCGATGTCTTACACCAAGCAGACCAAGGGCGCTGCGGTCCTGAACAACGGCTTCAACTCCTCCTTCCCCGGTGGTGATGGTCAGGCGCTGTTCTCGACGGCTCACCCGCTGGTCTCGGGCGGTGTCAACAGCAACCGTCCTTCGACCCCGGCTGACCTTAACGAAACGTCGCTTGAAGCTGCAGTCATTCAGATTGCCGCTTGGACCGACGAACGCAGCCTGCTGATCGCGGCTAAGCCGAAGAAGCTGGTCATCCCGCCGAGTCTGATGTTCGTTGCAACCCGCCTCCTTGAGACGGAACTGCGTGTCGGCACCGCCGATAACGACATCAACGCCATCAAGAACAATGGTTCGATCCCGGAAGGTTACACCG